CGCTTACTTGATTGTTTGTAATCTGATTTTGCTGCTCTAACCGCGGCTGCTGCTGATTTCTTAGCAACATTTCGCGCTGCTGTTTTAATCATATGTAGTCGGGCGTTCTTATCAAATGGTTTTACATCTTCTTGAACATCATCTTCCTCAACTACTTCCGCCAACTGCGGTGCTGCTTCAGATTCTTCCTCGGGGGATAGAGCAGAATCTGATTCTTCCAATGCGTGATCAACGAAACTAATACCGCGTAATGTTTCCTCGTTCTTTGCTTCATGATCGGAATCAAGATTAGCAAAAAATTCTTTCTTCTCTTCGTCTGACATATCAACTAAAGTCTTACCAGACTTTTTGAGCATTGCCTCGAACTTATCTTTATATGATTCTTTCATAGCTATTTTTGCACCTGGATCAGTATCAATTTGTTCTCTGGATTTCTTTCTAGCCAAACGTTTGGCCTGTCTTTGAGCTTTGTCACGCATTTCTTCGCCTGAAGCAGGTGGAGCCACTCCGAAGCCCTCATTAGTCTTCTTTGGCCCGCTTTTCTTTGGGGTCTTAGAAGAGTATGTATTCAATTCATATGGAGAATTTCCACCCTTATTGTATACTTGAGTGTGGATGGTATGTGAGTCACCAGAAGTATGTGTCGCTGGAACATTGAGAGTAGTAGTCTTACCCGAGCCAGGCTTCTTTGAGCCCATAGCAATGTGAGTATCGCGGTCGCTATCAGAGACTTTTAATCCACTTTTAGCGTGGTGCGCATGTGCGGTGTTGATCGCATCAGTATAGCTTTTGTGATACAGCTTATATGCTGCTTCTGTGATAGGTCCATCTTCATTAACTACCGAGTTAGTGTAACCTGCTTTCTTCAGTCTCTCGTGATCTTCAGGCTTTTCAGCTTTTTCTTTCTTGCCATCTTTGTACATGTAGTGAGGTTCGAAATCTTCACCACCTTCATACATCGTGCCTTTAGGTGACATCATCTTACCTTGAGTCGCACTAGTATTATGAGGAGTGGTTCGCTTAGACTTCTGAAAGGCGTTGTATTCTTTGCGTCTGGCATCATTTGCTGCTTTTTCAGCAGAAGTCATCTGAGAGACTAGCTTCTCCTGTACTTGGTGCACCAGAGAGACTTCAGCCAAGTCTTCGTCATAAACGAAATCGTCTTCACCAAATAATTGCTCTACGTCATCGTCGGTGAGAAATTCATCTTCCTCATCAACAGCTTCCGTCATTTTATGATTCTTCTGTGTGTGCATCTTAGCACGAGTGAATACTGTATCATCACCAAGAACAATGAACATGAATGAATTCATTAACGAGTTTACTGCATCTCGCTCGTTCGGTGCCAAGGCTTTTCCGCCATTTAATTTGGCAAGACCACGCTTTAAAATGGGCAATTTTGATGCTGGCATTAATCCCTGCCGAACAAGCATGTCAAGGCGCTTGTCCATATCTGCTTCCATAATATCTTGAGTGCCTGACATGATATCTTTTATCTGTCTTTCAATCGACATTGCTGCTCTCCAATGATGTGTTGTTTACTGTTATTATTTATAATAATAAAATCCCCGGGATAACTGACATCCCTTGAATCTATTTGGTATTAGGTGTATGCAGAGAAGAACATCTGCCGTGATCAATAAATTTTCTTGAGTGAGTATCCGACTGGTGTGGTCACTTGTATGACGTGCCGAATATTGGCAGTATCAATGAAAACAATATTCTTGGGAGACAGTTTCTTGATTTTTTTAGCATAATACGTCTTGGGAGTGAAGGTTTCGATCCTAGTACCATCAAGCTGTACGTGGACTTCACCCTGGAAGAATATGGTTAACTCATATTTCTCAAGGAAAAACTCTTTGATATACTGAACCAGACTCCAACGAGGTGCCTCGATGATGGTCGGCGGATCTACATCCAATGACTCTTCTTTCTGGGTCATTTCTTTTTCTTCGGAGCTTTCGACTTCACAATCTTGAATTTCTTAGCCTTGTACTTATTCAAATTGCCGCCCTTCTTTATTTTGAACTTCTTGGAAGCTTGGCTCTTCATGCTTCCGCCCTTCTTAATTCGATTTAGCTCGTTCTTACGCACAAGTGGTACCATGCGAACAGCCAGTCTACTAACCAGACCAGAGAACTTATGTGAAACCATTTTCTCAAGTCTCGCTTTCTCTGCTGGCGGCAATGATTTAATATCACGACCTCTAGCAAACCGCTTCTTAATGACTGACAACGCGCCACGTTGTGCGCGTTTCTTAATTCGTGCAGGATCAGCCGCCCTTCTTGAGGCTCGCATTCTAGCAACTTTCAGCTTCTGCCTGTTGCGCCTTGCATGAAATCTACGTTTCATTCTGCCCTGAACAGAAAGTTCCTCATCGAGGGACACTTCCGCTATACTGACATTATCTTCTTCATCAGCCTCGACATCGGCTTCAATGTCCTCGATCTGATCAAACACATCAAGTTCAGAATCATCATACATACCAAGATTTATCATGTCCTCGAAAGACATGATATCGATTTCCGATTCCATCTCCAGTATCTCTACTTCAGAAAACTCGAAATTGGATGGTAAGTCTAATGCAGCGTCGGCATTGTCAGCCGCATACTTAGCCTTTGTTTTCGCGCCTACTGGTTCGTCATCTTCGTGAGGCTGGTCATAATCTTCACGGATCTTCGACTTCAATACATTCAGTTTAATCAACTCGTCACGAGTCAATGCACGAGCTTCGGGTGCATGGATGTCTCCCTGCCCAGGTGTCATATCTTTATATAACTTAGTTCCCTCGGGTGTACCCCATTCGTGCTTCTGTGCGCTGTATGGTTCCGGTTCTTCCGACACAGTTTTAATCGGCTCCAACGTCTTCAACGTGAGCTTTTCTTTACGCTTGGCAGCCTTCTTTTGCATTGATGACTTGCCTAGGCGATCTTTCATCAACAGAGCATTTCTACCAATATCACCACCCTCTTCCTTGATTTCGGTGTTTGATACTTTTCTTGCTTCAAACAAAGCCATATATGATCTTCTGTCTTTGTTCATGAAGTCTCGCATCTGTCTGTTAAACGTTCTAAGCATCAGCAGATTCATTTGATGTTCTTTCTCAAATGAAACATCTAATGCTTTATCGGCAGCTTTCCACTTGGGGTTAGACTTCACCTCGGCAGGTAACCTTGCGAGTGCCACCGAAGTAAGACCACCAGCCGCGACGGGATGACCTAAAGACTTCGTAACATCTGCAAGTTTAACACCAAGTTCCTTGGTCAACTTACGTTGCTTGGCCAGTTGCTTGGCAGAGGCAACGAATGTTGGACCATACTCTTTCACGGGATCAATTGATTCTCGCAATCTACTCTTAGTCTCATTGGAGCGGGTAAGTTTCTGTGCCTTAATCCATCGAGCAGCTTTATAATTCCTAGGAGGTGTTTTAGTCCATGCACCGATTTTTCGATATACGTCAAGAACGGCGCCCTTGTAATTAGAGTCTGTATTGTTGTCTACAACATGAAAGGTGCCTGCGCCGAAGAGATTTTGAAATTTGCCAATGTTGTTCTGGACTCTCTGCCACATCTTAGAAACTTGGGCCTGTGGCATAGTCCGTTCGCGATCCAGATTTCGGTCTTGTGCAGTTGTTTCACTTGTGTTAACAAAGATCATTGCACAATCATAGCCAAGCTCTTCTAGTCCTTTCTTCTGCCCTGCAATCTTGTTGTAGTCTTTGCCTGTGCCGTCAATGATCAGACCGATTCTTCCATCGATATATCCTGTCTGTCTCATTTTGGTTAACTTCTTGGCTCTATCTCTAAGTGACTGACCCTTAGTTGTGAAAATGTTCTCCGGGGATGCTTCTAATCCAGCTTTCTTCAGTGCTATTTCAAATGCGATGTCCGAATTTACAAGTTTCAATCCAAAGACAGTTAGGGCAGCCTTGCCGGCGATAAATGACTTACCACTACCAGGTCCGCCTGCAAGAAACACGGCTTTAAAGATGCCAGGGTCATTGATACCCTCATCTAATTCTACGAAATCTGCGAATGTTTTATTCATACTAGTATTTATACTTAAATGACAGTTAAGAGTTTGGAAAGATGTGTTATAATCATTTCCGCATGTATCTTCATCTTCTCATCACCGATGTTATCACGAATTGCGTCTACGTCGGCGAAGTCTTTTATTAATTCATCGTACTCAGAGCGAGTAATTTCTTCACTCACTAGGTAGTTTTGTAGTTCCATTACTTTCTTTTCATAGTGTAGTAATAATGCTTCTTCTGATTCAATCATATTCATCATTCCTTATTTTTTAATTCTTTTACCGGATAAAGCGATTGCAGCATCCGTTGCTTCGATAATATTGTTCCATTTAAGTTTACAATACATCACGGATGGAGCTTCTCGCCTGTACAATTCTTCTACTAGGGAGTGTATCTCGCCGTAGATTTCGTTGTTGGTTTTATTCATTGTGCCCTCGGAGTACTTCTTGAGGAACAATGCATTCTTGTATGTGTCAACTGCTATTTCACATCCTTGTCGGGACATGTTTGCATCCACATTTAACGAGACAAGATGTGCGAATTCGACATTATCAAATCGATCTGGTATCAAATTCAGTATACTACCACATGCAGTAAGTAGAATTGCTACGATAATTAATCCAATTGGCTTCATAATAATTCCTATTTGCGAGTTACATAACTATAATATTTTTTTGTCTTTTCAGTTCTATCTGCTAAACCGTGGGTGCCGCCGTTGATGCGCTTTGTCAACTTCTCTATTATAGCATCATTCACACCCTCATTGCAAATTTCCCAGAGATTATTTTGCTTGAAAAAGAACATAGCAGATTCAAATGCAAACTCTTCTCCCACGCACTCTGGATTTTCTATGATATCGTCATTGCCAAGAGAGCTGGCGAAGGCTTCGTAGTTGTTCCTGCCTGTAAGCTGAAGCGCACCTCGACCACGATACTTCCAGCCGTCACCAGATGCTTCGTTGCCATTACCCATTCTGCCTGAATAGACTACGTTGGCAATTTTCTCTGGCTGTCGTGCAAATTCTTCTGAGTCTCGACCTGCTCTTACAAAATATTTTCCGAATATAGAGTCTAATGCTTTAGCGGAGTAATTTAGATTTTCACTGAATGCTTTAAAGTTGCCGCTCTCGTGACCGACTTGGCCGAAGAAATGAGCCGCTTCTAGGTCTGTTAGCTCGTAGTATTTCGCAGCAGCGTTTATTGTGCCGGGACCGAAAAGACCATCGGCGGATACACCGCATTTTTTTTGTAGTATTGATAGAGACATTATTGTTCCTGAATAAAACTGAAGAAGGAGTGGCGCACATCGCCTTCATGGAGTTGCATTCCTTTACGAACTGCCTTGAATAAGTTCTTCGCAACAACGGCGCTTGCTCGTGTATGTAGCCCGAGTTTGAATGATTTAAAATCGTTATTGGACGCATGGGCGCGCATCTTAGTGCCACTGATGCCAGTAACACCCTCCGCGTCAGGATCTCGCTCACCCGCAGACACAACTTTCAGTTGTTTGAACTCATAGTCTTTGCCATTATACTTATCAGCAAGTCGTTGGAATTCTTGTACTCGGTCAGAGCCAGCTACCATGGTGACATGTGTGTGCCCTTCTTTGTGCATCTTTTTCAGATGTGCAATGAAGTGGGGATATGTTCTGGAAGATGCTTCGAATTTGACGGTAGGATGAATCTGTGACAGATACTTGATCTTATCTTGGGCAGTCAGGGGATTCTTGTGTTTGTCCTGCGAATGACTCACAATGATTCGATTGCCTGCATTACGCTTCCGCGCCTCGGACTGCACTTTATCAATGAGTTTACTGTGGCCAGCAGTGGGAGGATTGAATCTGCCGAATGCAAACACAATATGTTTTTCTTTCGCTTCGTTTATATTACGGAACATGGTTTAAAATCTCTTCGGTTAGAGTATCATCAGTAACTATTTATACTAATTATTAAACCTATTTATCTATCCCAAGCCTTGATGGCGGTAAAATTGTTGTATGAAAATTCCATACGGTCAACAAGTTTCACTGCATTTCCATTAACTCGATCAATTGCGACATATCCTTCTGGATTAACTACCTTCATGCCAGTTGATGTACGAACAAAAGTGTTGGTTATTTGTTTTACTTTATCAAGCTTGGAAACTATCATCATCTTCGCAGCAACAAGTAAATTCTGGAAGATGATGACGTTTTCAAGTAAGATGACTAACTTACTAATTTCTCGGAGGGTCTCGGTCTTTTTGTCCTCGATTGCGATCTGGCTTTTCTCGGTCTTTAACTTGGCTTTTTCTGTGTCGAATTTAGCTTCAACCCATGCTAAGTAACCTTGAGCGTGTGCCTTTGGATTCGTTATCTCTGCGCCAATTCTGACTTTGGAATTGTTGTAAGTCTTCAGACTAGCACCAACAAACTTACCTGTTAGTGATGCTTGTAGCCGTAAGAATTTAGCCAATTCATTAGAGTCAATTTTTTGAAATTGTCTGCCTGTCTCTGCAAGTTTAGCAGTAACAACAGCAGTCTCTGAAGCAGTAAATGTGGCGGTGCCGCTGGTATCCTTGTATGTAGCATCATCCATCCATATATTTTTGTTCCATTTGAGATTTTTGATATTGGCACCAAACGATGCAGTCATTTTCTCAAGTGATGGTCCAGTATATGTGGTATGCCAAACGACACCAATCTTTGCAGATTTGATTTTCTTATCCAATGCTGAGTCACGTTGAACAGCATATACAATTGCGTTCGGTTGAAATGTAGTGTACTTTTGACCGTCGATAGTTTCATTCTCGAGGTCTTCTTTTGTAAACATCAAATCGCCCTGTAGGACATTTTTGATTCCTAATTTACCAAACTCTATTAATGCGAGTTTGAATTTAGGCTTCAGTGCTGCGGGTAGCCGAGCGTCGGTTTCGATCTCTCTTATCGATTTATATAACAACGGAGTCTTATTGAATACTGACTTCTTTGCTACAAAAAATTTACCGTCACTTGGGTCTATACCTGCAAAGATGGCTGGTGCGCCGTCCCACTTAACTGTCATGTTGAGTGAAGAACGGGAATGGCCAGCCATCATATCTCTTAATGATCGTAGAAAATTAATGGCACCTCTGCCACCGTTTATGCCAAAATTTATTATCTCATCCTCAAGATGCTCTAGGTGCAAATTCTTGCCGTTTGCATCTTCAATGAGATAACTAGAAAATTTAATCATCTTTCTCTACGTCCAGTATTTTCTTCTTGTGTGTTAACTTGGATTTATCTTAGATTTTTATCTCACTGGAATAGACAAACTTGCCTTTTTTGTTCCCGTAGTTTTTTCTAAGTTCTTAACTTCTAATTCAATGCCGCGATCTACTTCGTATTTATGTCTTTCGCGAATTTCAATCGTTATTCCAGTGTGTTGCCAACTTTCTTCTTGACGTTGGCTACAGTGTTTCGTAGTTTGACCGACGTGGGGTCTTTCTTTCCATATGTGTCCGCCAGTGGCGAGTATGGATTAGCTGCTGCAATTCCTTGCATTACTTCGGTGAATCCACCGTTTGGTTTTACTGCATCACCTGTGCCGCCAATTATTGACATCGCAATGGGCATCTTGTGGCAGTCGGGGTTCTCTTCGAGCCAAACTTCACTTGCACTTATGCCCATGAATTGTTCCCAAACTTCACCAGTAATATCGTTCTTAAATTTATAGGTAGGCATAATATATCCAATCAATGTGTTACTCTTTTTATTTATAAGAGCAATGAGAGCCTGAGTGTGGGTAACACCTTCAACGACTGAATAAGTCTCCATTACTACCCACTAACGCATCCCAGAATACGAGCTACTTGCCATCGTGCAATAGTTTTATCCCTGCCACAGGACTTCTACTTCATATGCATTGCAATTTGCATATTATCCGGAAGCGACTCCGGTTGGTTCGGTTGGTCATACTCAGCTACTTATAATGGAATTTCAATGAATTGTTTGATAACTCCAGAGGCTAGCATCACCGAGGCTGCTGCATTCAGTACTATTAATGCTCTATCTTGCCATATGATCGATACTACTAACCACAGCAGACAGCCAATAAATGATAGGATTATGTCATACTCGGGAAAGCCACCCGTCGATCTAAATGCCATGGCACTTAATACAAATATCGATGCAATCCATTTAATATACCAATCAGCAGTATACTTCGGCGTGGCCGATTTGAAAATTCTCTTGGAATTCTCGACTTCTTGTGGATTGAATTTTACCATTCTTTAAAACTGCCTTCTAATTCGTTGTCCGTGTAGCCCTGAGAATATTGAATACTCTCTTCTTGGGTCATGTCATGCTCTTCTACTAACTCCGATGCATAGCTTTCAGCCACGAAGTAATGTGGAGCGCGTGGTCTACCATAGTAGCTATCTGCCGCGCCGCGATCATAACAACCACCGTTGCGAATATGATCCTCGTTGGGTTTCTCTTGTAGACTATTCATTACGCTGTTGCCTCATCTGATCCTATACTACTGGACATCAATTGAGTCCATCCACTTTTGTCACACATATGGGCATCTCCGTACTCACCGACAAGAACATCGCCGACCGACATAGTATGCTGTCTGGCATGACGGATGATTTTATCTTCTTCCTGGAAATTGTGGAGACGGAACGCCTCTTCTAGATTATCAGCAGTAAGGTCGGCCACGTGGGTGAACAGTGAATCATATGATGTTACCCATGATTCTGATCCACCCATGCAGAGTGCTTGCTGTGCTTCAACTAGGGGATAATGCTTGAACGCTTCAGCCCAACCTAGTCGATTGACTTCGAGCATCTGCTCTCTGGGTACCGAAATCTGAAATAACTTGTACATAATGTATTCTCCATCCTCAATTTATATATCTATTATAACACAATGGTGCCAAAAGTCAACCCCTATTTCTGGTTTTTATCAGTTATTTTCATGTATTTTTAAATCAGAGAGGAACATCGTGCCAATGAGGAGGGTGGGTGATGTCTAGGATTTATTCTTATCCGCCGCGGCTTCGACCGACTGATTGTGCGGCAAAGAATGCTGCGACAATACCAGCTACGGAGACAAAATATGTTGCTGCCATATCACCGAGTATCTTGGATGCTCCTTCTAATCCTGTTGCAACCGCAATGACAACTGCGAATGGATAGAGGAGCATTCCAGCGAGAGCGAACCATGCCATATTCCGCATCGCATCTTCGCGCTTGTCTTCATTCTCCATTCGCAACATTCGCTCGTGTTTTTCCAACTCGGCGTCGGTGACTACTCCGTCACCATCCATGTCTGCGCTATTTAATACACTATTCTTGTCTAGCTGTTTGTTGGCCATTTGGTAATTTCCTATCTGAGTTTTCTATTTCATCATCTAGGGTTACCGCGCGGTAATATACAATCACTTCTTTTATTTCTTTAATAAATCGCTTAATTTCTTGCAGATTATATGCCATTAACTCATAATCTCCGGGAGACATTGCGAAAAATACACCCCCGGTTTCTTTTCCAATGCGCGACATGAAATCATCGATGTTCGCATTAGATACAACATACCACTTGGGTTCCTTCATGACAATTGCGCGAGGCAATACAGGCTGTTGTATTTGTGTTCGAAGCTGAACGGTCTTAATTTCTACTTCACGTGGTGCCTTCTTTAAAAGAGAACATCCATTAATGAGCACCAGCACTGAAATCGAAAGTGCTATCTTTTTCGAGGCTTTCAAAAACTTTTTTAGTTGCATTATTAACTCTAGGTTCTAGCATCCCCGGCTTCGCATTTGCCAGTTTTGCTAAGTCATGTCTACGGAATACATCTAGATACCGGTCGCGCTCGGCAATAATATCTCGATTGTTCTCCGCCATTTCAACAAGCGCATCTGTCTGTATTGCGTGTTGTTCTTGTAATGTATTTATAGTATCTTCTTGTACAGCAAACTTCATCTCGTAAGCCAGGACTTGTGTCCGTAACTCGGTTAATTCGGTTTGCGTTTGATTGTAGTAGAAGTATCCAGTTATACCAAATGCAAGAATAATACCAATAAGTAATTGATTCATATATCTCTCCAGTAACTGTATTTATACTAACCAAAAAGTATCAATATTTTATCTTATCTAATCCCGCCGCTGATGCGGTTCTATCAAACATTGGAACAGAATCATCATATGTTTGCTCGTTCTTGTCGGCAGTTCTGCCAGCGTCTGTGATGTTCTGTTGGAATGATTCCTCTAAGTCATACAATCGCATCTTGGATCTGTCAACCCCTATCATAAATCGTTTGTTCTCGTTGGCATTATTGTAACGGTTCTTTAATTGCTTGACCATGATATGACCCTGCGCTTCTAACTCCTCAGTGGAGATCAAGGCGAACATCAGATCGGCCGTTGCAGGTAAACCAAAACTGTTTTTAGTTAATATTCCGTTGCAATAGAATAAGTTGTCGCCTGATACGGAGATGTCTATTGTCTCTAGGGCGCCAACTTCTTCGATGGACACAATTTCATCGTTATAAATTAGATTGGAATCCGACTTCTCGTTCTTCTCTGCTTTCTCTGCCTCCAATTTCCAAAGGGTCTCTGCCAATTCAGTTTGACTAATGTTACCAATTGAGTATCCTCGCTCGATGAGACTTCCTGCCATGGCAAAACATTTGTAAAATTGATCGTCTCTTGGAACTGTATTCATATCATTCATGTGTGTACCTTTCATTAATATCTTTCCTGATTTCGTTTTGTTTTGCATTCAAATCATCATCTGACCACACGATATGACAATCAAACATTCTTGATTCTATCAGATCATATCTCAAGTTATCTGCTGCTAATGCGGTGTCATAATCAACAAATGGACTATTCCAATCTTCCCTTTTTCTGGGATGCCAGAACGTACCATTGTATTCCACCACAATTTTTAGACTAGGTATACAAAAATCTAAAAATTTGCCTTCGTTTTTCTTCTGCGGCTTTCTTAGAAAGAATTCGCGTGAACCATTAATACCAAAATATATATCTTCTCTGGATATTCCAAGCTGGCGGCAATATTTGTATAGTGGTATAAAGAATTTTATTGATTCTTTTGAAACAGTGCCGCCCGTTCTTCTATTGGATAAGTTATTTCTCATACTTTCTTTATATGTTTCAATTTTTGAAAAATACTTAGCAGTCCCTTCCTGTTCACCGTGTCTGGCAATGAACCCCTCCAAACTAGTACTACATTCTAATAGATAGGGTGATCTTAATAATTCGGCCTCTTCAACAGTATACCCACGTGATGTCCAATAATCTAATGAAATCTTTATCTTAGCAGAGTGATTGGCATATGATGCAGGGCTTCTTCTTTTTGCGTAACTTGATTGTATCTTGGATATAGCAGAAATTGCCTCATCTAGGGTATATCCCTTATTGATCCAATACGACTTCGTAAGATTAGAAACAACTTCAGCCCTTGGGCGTTTTGATAATGCAGATTTATATTGTACCACCCGTTCTTCGCCATATCGAATTCGCAATTTTTCATATTGCCCCGAGGAGAAATATTCATCATATTTCTCCTGTATCGCGCTTTTCTCATATCGATATGATATATCAGATAATACTTGTAGCCTTCTTTTCATTTTTGACCAAGAGTATCCGGCTTCTATAAACACATCTAATTGCAAAGACAATAAGTCCGGATAATTTGACCCGTTTATTATCCGTACAAATTCTACTTTTTCTGTTGTTTTACATTTTCTCATATCATTAAATCTGTTGTTCGTTTAATGATATTTATACAAATTGTGATTTTAACGACAGATTTAATCATGCGAAGTGTTCATTTTAGAACCAATTTGAAGACCAGTATTAACAGATTTACGACCCGAGGAGGTGGGAAAAACATGGTCTTTCGATACGATGATAGTCTTACCTGATTTTAGAAGTATTTTAACACAGTCTTTTGTTTTTGGATGATGCACTTTCATAACAGTTTTGTAATCATCGTTTGTTTTGATCTGGTCCCCGAATACCACATCTCCCATACGTTTTGTTTCGCCGTTTCGCATTGTAACCTTCTCGTCAACGAATATACATTCTGAGGTATCCGTCAGTTCAACATCACTATTATTGTAGCCGCCGCGGGTGGTCTGTGTCGCTGTTACAATTGGCACATTCATCTCAACTGCAAGACCACGCAATTCTTCGGCGATACTCTTAATGATGGTATATGAATTGGCATTCGAACTACCACCAAATCGGCTGCTCAAACAAATATTCAGATAGTCAATGAAGATAATATCAGGAGCAAAAGTTCGTTTGAGTCTCAACTCATCCAATAATGCCTTGAAGTGACCAGCATGTGCAGAAGCGGTGGGATACTCTTTGATGATTAGTCGACCATCAACTTTATCTTGAATTTTCTTGACTCTATCATCAAACATTTTCTTGGATAAAGATTTCAGATCACCTATAGCTACGTTCATCATGTTAGCATCGATTCGTTCGGCAATACGTTCTTCTGCCATCTCACATGTGATGTATAAAACATTCTTGCCCTGTGCAATACACGAGGCTGCCATGTGACACATGAACAGAGATTTTCCAACACCTGTGCCGGCAAGTGCGACATTCAATGTCTTGTTTCTAAGACCACCATCCGTGATGCGATTGAAATAATCGAGATCGAATGGAATCATCTCTTCTACTCTATGGTAGAATTCATACCGCGCATCGGCATTCTCTAAATAATCGTGGCCGACATTATTATCAAAGCCAACACCAAGTGCTTCGGATAGGATACTAGGCAATGCGCCTTTGTCCATCGACTTATCACCACCATCGATAATCTGAATCGATTGCATAATGGCGTTGTACAATGCCTTGTCTTTACAGAATTTCTCTGTCTCATCTAGGAGCCATGCTTGCTCTACACCCACATCGGGCTGCATCGCATTGATTAAGGTCTCACATGTACCATAAAGTTCTTCAGTGACTTGGCGATTTTCTTGCAGTGCAATCAACAGGGCAGACTTAGATGGCACCGAGTTGTATTTGTCCACAAAATTATTAACAGCATTGAATACTTGGCGAGTTGCTGGCTCGCCGAAGTACTCTTCTTTCATAAAGGGTATTACTTTTCGTATATACTCTTCATCATTACAAAGGTGTGCAATTATAATTTGCTCAATATTATCCATTCTTTAACTCTTCCTCTATGAATTCTTTTCGTATTTGCTCTATGCAAGGTTCACATAGATACAAGTCTTTGTCTATACTATTAAAACATAAAGCGGCTTCCATGTCAACAATTGTACCCAAACATTTATCACATTCGTGTGTGTTGTTGGTGACTCCGCCATTACTCATCCGAGTATGCTGCTGAAACATCTTCCGAAGTGACTTCTTCATTCATGATACGTTCACTTGAGATAATATATCGGCGTTCGATCCACTCATTGAATGACTTGTCAGATAGAATTGGAATCCAAAACTCTTTGGTATCAGTTTCTTTACGGCGAAACTTCTTGCTGTCAGTACCATCACTAGCGATTTGATACCATCCATTAGAGGGTTTGACTACATGACCAGCCTCGATAGCCATGTCTAACAGCCCTGACCACTTGCTGATGCCGCCTTCAAACGTAACTTCAAGTGGAATCTTAGACTTCTCTCGGACGAATCTTGATTTCTCCACGTTGATAATGAAATTGTAACCAACGACATCACTACCCGTTTTCTCTTGCTGTCGACCAATAATAAATATCTCGTTTGCGGAATAATAAATTCCAGTTCCGCCTGAAACAACCGCTTTAGGAAACATCCCAATTTCCATATAGGTATGATTGACTACGATTGCAGGAATATCTTTGATTGTTAAGTGTGGTGTGATCATTCTAAACAGCGACTTCATTTGTTTGGCGCGGGTCATATCAGCAACAGACTTACCATCAAGCGCATCATCAACTTCTTTCTTTGATGCTAGGTTGCCAACAGAGTCAATGATAATCATTACATGATCGCCTCGTTGGAAGCCATTCATCTGTGACATAACATCATGCTTTAACTGCTCGATGTCGGTGATGGGTGTATGGATCACTCTATCAGTGTTGATGCCAAAGCTGGTGAAGTATCCCTGTGGTGCCCCAAATTCTGAATCGTAAAATAAAATGACACCATCATCGTACTTGTCCAGATAAGACTTAGCCAACAGCATTGCAAACGCTGTCTTAAAATGCTTTGATGGACCAGCGAATACGGTCAGCCCGGGTGTTAGACCACCATCTAGTTTGCCACTCAGAGCCACGTTCAATGCTGGCACCGAAGTTTGAATCAGGTCTTTCGATCCGAAAAACTTGGAGTCTGTCAGCACAGAACTCTCTTTGATGGTTGAATTACTTTTTATCTTGTCAATTAGGCTCATATATTATACTCTCAGTTGTGTTTGGTTCACGAAAATAATCCAGCGAGTGATGCAACTGGTCTGGGATTCCAGTTGAGGCCTTGCGTGATTGTGTTCATTGGTTCAATAAATGCTTTAGTAAACATCATATCATAATCCACGTAGCGATGCAAGTCAAATTCAGGAGGTAATTTACCATTGAATCCTATCACATTTTCAAAGATGATGTTTGGCTCTTTGAGATAGATAAATTTAATCTTATCCCCTTCCCTAATCTCCTGATACTTGTGTGTTAATTTAGCCCCACGTAATTGGTGATTGTACATCAATGCACCACGAACATGCATTGGAGTACCCTTGGAATATATGTGGGATGATGATGAATACTTTTTTAGATTGTTGCAGCCACGAGGGAAGGCAATCTGCTCTGGTGTCATATCTTTGAATGCTTGCCATGTCGCATCAACAAACTCTTGTAGGTCTGTCTCCTCCGCAGTCAGGCACAGACGCACCGCTTCTTTAAGCGACTTACGAACTGGTGCTGGCGTAGATGAGCGAACAATTTCTAAGCCCATGACTTTCAGTTTAGGCTCGGTGTACCGCACTCCCTCATTGTCGTATACATTAAGTGCGTATCGTTTCTTGGCGATCCAGATACCCGTGTCGGCGATTGCTTCTCGCTTAAAGAATATCTTCTCATCAAATGCATTCATATATCCACATATGTCAGCCATGGCTGCGTTGATTGCAGGCTCTAACTTGTCTGTGGTTAGTTTGTCGATTGCATCAATGATTTGATCTTTGGTCATGCCCTGCATGTACTTCTCGACCAGTGGATCAAGGGTGATATAACATGAGTCAGTATCAGAATAGAAGGAGTAGTTGATGCCCTCGGTACCGACAAACTTATTTAGATATTCATCAAGTGCTTTGGCTGTCTCTCGGATGATGAACTGACCAGTCAGGGTAATGCCCTCCGCAATTCGCTCGTCAAAATATCTGAAGTACTTATTGCCCATCGCGCCAAACAGGGAGTTTAACTGAATCTTTCTCGCCATCTGGAAGTTGTTGTATTTTGCGATATCATCCAATAGCTTGGGATCTTTGGTCTTCTCGTATTCACGCTCGGCATCTTTCATCAGCTTCTTGTATCGCTGGCGATCATCGAAAAACTTCTGCGTTATCTCTGGAAACAAGCCCTGTGTTTCGCGGGTGAAACAGTAGCCGTTAGCTGCCATTGAGAGATTCTGTTCTTTCAAATTTGAGGTATCGTGGCGCCGTTCTAATAGAGAATCGACTGTGCAATCTAGTGGGCTGACATCCGCGAACTTCTCTGGTGATAGATTGTGTTGCATAATGATTGATGGATACAGAGAGGTAGCATCAACAGACACAACCCACTTGTACTTGCCTGGGACTGGCTCTTGAACATATCCACCTTTGATGCCCGTCTGTTCTGCAAATCGCTTCTTCTGAGGAATCATTATGTTCTTTTCAAGAAGGTGATTATACAACAGACAATCCCAAGTTCGTACTGAGGAATAGACATCTTCAAAGTTACACTTGGAGTCATATGCCATCGTGGCAATCAGTTCGATCAACTTCATCTTGTCTTCAAGTTCGTCAACAATCTTGGCATCGATGATGTTATAATCGATGAACTTATTCCAATCATTCTCATAGAACTCACGAAAAGTCTCGTACTGATTCTCCAGCTTGTTCTTACCAAGTTCTACTTCAGCAATGTAATCAAGTTTATATGACTCCTGGGCTGCGTAGGTGAACTTCTGATAGAGATCAAGATAATCTAAGTGAGTAACCCCTTTAATGTCGTATGTAGTCCTCTCTTGATTGTGAATTGTGATGGTGCGCTTGCGGGTCATGTTGAATGGGCTAAATGAATTCTTAGCGTCATTGCCAAAGATACGACCAATACGAGAAATCAGATATGGAATATCAAAGAACTTGGAATTCCAACCAGTGATGATATCTGGATACTCCGAGACCCACCAAGACATAAACTTTTCGAGTAGCTCGTACTCATCAGCACATGCGATGTATTCTACATCTAGGTCGCGTACTTCATCAGATACACATTTCCACTCACCAGTTCCCCATGTGCGAATCTTCTTGGTTAGATTATCTACCATCGAGATCAACAGAACTTCTTCTAGGGGATTGTCTACGTCCGGAAAACCATGCTCGGCAGTGGTTTCAATATCCATTGCCTGTATCGATAGTGCAGACAGATCGAATTCTATGGCACCCGGATAGTTTCTTGTGATGTACTGATATGTCAGATCCGTCTGCCCATAGATGGGATAGTTGTCGATCTTACTGTACTTGTCCATGAACTCTCGGCAGTCATTGTTGTCTGCAAACTGTATGGACTTCAGCGGCTCCCCATAAAGGCCGCGATGCTCTGAGTTAGAGTCACCACGGACATAAAGAGTTGGCTGGAATGGCTGCCGTTCAACGAACTTCTTACCGTCTCGCACTCCGCGAGTCAGAATGTTGTTGCCGTACTGCCATGCAAATGAATAAAAACTTGACATTAAATACCCTCACTATTGAATACATATTATAACACGGTAACAGTGGTAATGTCAAGCATTATCCTTCAAATTTTGGAGGTAAATCATCTGATGGTTCAGCCGTAGGAACTGAGACACCGGGATGGCGGTATTTGTTGCGATACTGTTCCACTATCTCGGTAGTTGGTGCATACATACCGACTAGCTTGTCAGTAACGATTGAGATTTGTCCGTCATGAGCCGCGGGACAAAATGGGCTGAAAACAATTTGGAATTTCTCTGGGTCTTTATCCATTTCCTTAAGAAATATCAGTGCTGGATTCTGCATCATATAGCGACTCTGTTCCTTTTCCAACTTGAGTATGCAGATTATATCTTCCCCAGATACCAACTTTACACCACAAATATGTGGCTTATCTCCCAATTGGTCAACTGCTTTGCTTGTCTTCTTACTTGTCTTCTTGCTCATAACGGACTACTCCTAATCATAATATAATAGTTAACTAACTCAATTTCTTTTCATCAACTTTCTTGCAACAGCTCCTTGCTTGATTCGGGCTTAATCGAAGTAACCTTAATTTCTATGGTTTTCTTCTCTTCTGGCACGATTCGAATAAGTAAGATGTTAAGCATACCATTCTCAAACGATGCACTTTGAACTTGAACACCTTCCGCTAATGAAAAATGTCGAGTAAAGTTTCTAGCGGCTATTCCTTTGTGATAATACTCTTTCTCCTCTGCATCTCCACTATCTCGTTCCTGTATGCCCTGAACGATTAGTTGATTGCCTTCTGGTACTACGTTGACGTTAAATTCGTCCTCGCGAAAACCAGCGGCAGCGATTTCGATAGAAAATTTATCGTCATCGAGTTTTACTATGTTGTATGGTGGATACGGCGCAGGAGAGGATCCTGCTGTCATGCTATCGAACATTCGGTCGAACCCAATTGCATGGGACTTCCAATCTTCAAAAATTTTACCAACGTCTATACTTGTATACTTTCGTACCATTTTCATTCTCCCTTTCAGCGAGATTAATTGTGAGATCCTTGCGGCATCTCGTTTGTGCTAGAACACTTTCATGTCTCTAGCGATTATTCGGTATTTCTACCGTTTCTTACCTATATTGTACTTTGCAACCAAAGACCATTCACCCTTCTCTTTGAATGCTAAAACTTTTATCTGACTGAGCGGCGCGGTGTCTTCAAAGAATGCATCAGAATTAATGACAACAACTAAGCCCCAATCGGACAGCAACTTAGCAATCGTGTTTCTACGTTGAATATCGTTCTCGGTAAAGTCTGCTGCTTTGCCATCCAATGCAAATAGCTCTTTAAAATGCGTGATGAAATATCTACCCTGCTTGTGCAGGATATGACATGATTGATACAGAACTTTATCTTTTTTAGAAGCGACCCCGATACGGGATAATGTTTCACGAACTTTTAAAAAATCATCTGCATTCTTTAGATTTATCTCCAGTGGACTATATCCAGGGAAATCAATATCAAAGAAATCCTCACTCATTATTAATTCCTACGAAAACTTACGTCATGTTGTTGGTGGCTTTATATCTGTATTTATACAAATTATACTTTACCACCCCTCGACATTAGTTTTTCTATACTCACTAGATCCTCATCAGTAAGTATTCGCATGGCTTCTTGTGCCTTGGTATTGTTGTAACCAAAGTAATCTTTAATCAGTTGAAGATTCTCTTCTTTCTCTGGCTTCAACCATTTATTGTATCGTTTGGCTTTTCGTATCAGGCTCCGTAGAAAATCGTATTGCATCTTAGCATCAAGATGTGGGCGTGAATTCATCTCATTGGCTAGTTTGACAGTATCTCTACCATACGACAGTGCCTTGTTAACAATAAATGCACTGTACTGTTTCTCTGACCAATCATCGACAATCAGATTCTCTTTAGTATAGTTGATACTGTTGGCAAAATCAAACGGGCTGATGGACTTCTTCTTGACCTTATATGTCTCTGGATCAATGGCTTCATGTGCCTTCACTCCAAGAAGTTTCTCTAAACTCAAGAGAACATTACCTTCTTTAGATTTGGTCTGAAGTATCCGTCCGGCTTCATTACTTTACCTGCCTCGTCTTTGATCATTCTGCCATCAACAACTTTACTATTGTTTGATGCTCGAACTTCATTCCAACATGCTTCAATTGGTATGCCAAGAGTCGATGCAAGGCCGCTGAGAACCCATATAATATCACACACAGCATCGGCTACTTCAACGATATCTTTATTCGCGAATGCTTCCAGTAGCTCTTCATACTCCTCGGTGATCAGATTCATATAAAGTTGTTCTTGCTCTGTCGCGGCAAAAGCAGGAACAGTCTTGGTTGGTTGGTCGGCACTTCGCATAAATTTTTCTACGTCACTTTGTATATCCATCACTTCATCTCCACGCTAGCCATAATGTCAACCAGACATGCAGTAAGATTGATTTCTGGATCTGCTACGAAGGCTGCTTTGTATTGATAGTCAGCAATCAATAGTACCAAGTGTGGCACCTGCTTTACTTTGTCGATCAATGCATCATACACTTTACGATAAATGCCCTGCGGATCACTGTCAACGTTGTTGGCAACCCACTGGCGCATCTTCTTAAAGTCTTTATCTTTGAGACTGTCGATCAATCCCTTAGTGTTGATTTCAGCAAGGTTGCTTAGTATACCTTCATCGATGGTACCACCAACAGAGTATCGCTGAAGTTCATTAAGAACCCTACGGTAGTCGGGAAAGTATTTCTTGAGCAGTTCAGCAAGAACCTTATCTGAATATTTTACACCCTCTTCATCGAGGATAAACTTCATTCGCTTGTGAAAACGAGCAGCCATTTCTGGTCGTGCTGATCGATCAAGTTTGAAATCAATTACAGTGGTCCGACTGTGCAGTGGCTCAATGATTCGATTCTTGAAGTTGCATGTGAAAATGAACCGACAGTTCTTTGAGAACTCCTCAATGAAACCACGCAGAGCAGGCTGAGTTGAGTTGGGATTTAAGTAATCAGCCTCATCGAGAATGACCACTTTTGGCTTGTTCTCAAATGACATCGTGCTTGCAAAGTTCTTAATCTTGGTACGCAGGACATCGATACCAGACTCTTCGGAACCGTTAACAACAATGTAATCACATCCCAATTCATGACACAGGGCACGGGCAACCGTAGTCTTGCCCGTGCCCGCGGTGCCGCACAACAACATGTTTGGAATCTCGCCTGCTTTTACAAACTGCTTGAATACTTTTAGCTGCGAGTCGGGTAAGATACACTCGTCTAATGTTCGTGGGCGATATCGCTCAACGAATAAAAACTCTTTGTTTTCCATGATCACTCCATTCATAATATAATATATAGTTTAACTCATTACTGCTTTGGAGTCAACAGATTCAAACAAATCTAATTGCAGATTCCTCCCTGCTGGTGCTGGTACTGGGCTCTCAAGTATAACGTACTGTAGTAACTTGTCAGGAGAGGTTTCTCCATATGGATCATCTTCTGCATTATCACATTTACCAGGCTCGATCCAATATTTCTCAACAACACCATCATTGACTAACATGGCATATCTCCATGATCTCATACCAAATGACAGATTGTTCTTGTCAACCAACATTCCCATGTTGCGAGTAAATTCACCAGAACCGTCTGGAATAACTTTGATGTTCTTCACGCCAGCCCATTTGGACCACTGATTCATGACAAACGAATCATTCACTGACAGGCAGTAGATATCATCTATACCCGCTTCAATAAATTGGGAGTGCATTATTTCAAACGATGGCAACTGAAGTGCTGAACACGTTGGAGTAAATGCTCCGGGAAGTGCAAATAGAATTACTCGTCTGTCTTTAAATATTTGATCTGTAGTTAAGTCTTCCCATTTAAATGGATTATCATCCTTGATAGTCTCATCCCGAACTCGGGTTTTAAATGTCACGGTTGGTACTAGTGTACCCACGTCAAGCTCTTTCATATCAGCCCTACCCTATCTGAGAGTTAGGATCAAGAGCTAACCAATACTTTGTTTTGTCATTCGAAAGATACATAAACTTCTTCTTGCTGAGGACAGTAACATAGTTAGCAGAGATAACCTTGAAGTTCTCAATTGGTATTCGGCAGTCAAACTCGCCATCGAATTCACCAATATCTTGGGTGTATGTATTGCTGCGGGGAGTAGATGGATCACCAACGCTCATCTTGACCAGGCCATTCTTAGCAACTACACTCAACATAGGAGCAGAGATTACAGCCGCGGCACGTTTCATTGTGTCGATCATCGTAGCAGTCAAATTGAATTCGTAGTGGTTGTCTACCTCGATTGTCTTATCGGGAGCTGCAACTATGATTGACTTATCGGCATAGTAATATTTGAACTCACTTGTGTCCTTACTGATGGTAATGCAATCTTCACCGAAATCAACATCGGTATCTTCCATCATAGTCAGTAGGGCAAGCAGACTATTCAAGTCATAGATAGCAAACTCGCGGTCGAAGGTTTCTGTAACCTCAGCCCGGGAGAATATATTTACCCCAGTTGATATGGTCGATAGAACATTGCCCTTACGGACAAGAATATTGCTGTTGATTGAAGCAAAATTCTTCAGAACTTCCATCGTAGTTTTTGATATTTTCACAGGTCTTCCTCACAGTTAGAATCAGTACAATTATTATATAATAAAATAGGGGTGTTGTCAATAGTTAAACGGTAGTATATTTTTTATAACAAAAAAACCTAAACAGCGATGTGGAGTTACAATTGAGAGAGAGGTCACACACATCGCTGCTAGGTATCCTTGCGGATTCGGTTATAATTTTAAATATGGTATGCTGATGTATTATCAACTACTGGTATGCCCTCTGTCCGGTCAGCAGTGACACTCTCTCTTGTGTCGTGTACATGTAACTGGATAAGGGCATAGTGTAGCACTTTCATTAGGTCTTTGCGGTTGTAACCATCTTTGTTGCCATATCTCTGGGCATACTTCATGATGTTACCGATGCAAAATCCATCGCCATGACCGCTATCAATAATAAACTCGGTTGCCTGAAACTTATTTTTGGAATAGTGTTGACTATAAGTATCATCCACATAATCCAGTAAGTCTCGTATTGCATTGTCTTCGTTGTATCTATAGTCAATACTCATTAGAAAGGCACCTCTTCATCGGTAGCGACTTCTTCAGTCGGATCATCAGCTAGTGATACTTCGTCATCTACTTTGGTGTAGAGGTCCAAGAACGCTTGCTTTGTGTCAGTGTCGAATCGATTAACACACAACTCGATTGCTTTCATCTTGTCACCGAACACTGAGAACGCTTTAACGATGTGTTCTAGGCGGCGGGTAGAGATCAGTTCATCGATGGCACCCTCGTAGAAAGTCTTTCGGATCACTTCAGCCCATGTCACGAGATTGGTAGCAAAAGTCTCATCAACACAGTCAGCGACTCGCATCTTGCCAAGCACGATTCTCTTCTCTTGGGCAGCAGATGGATACTCTTGCTCAACTGTGATTGCGAATCTCTCTAAGAATGCTTCATCTAAAATCTGGGCACCCATAAACTTACCGTCATCAGATCCGCGACCTTTAGTATTCGCAGTTGCGATGATAGTAAACCCTGGAGCCGGGGAGATGATCTCACCAGTCTTCTTGTTGAAGTATGGCTTGCCTTCCATAATAGCTTGAAGACACATTAGCTTGTTAGAGCCTCGGTCAATCTCGTCTAATACAAGCACTGCACCGCGCTTCATTGCGGTAAGTACAGGACCCTCGCGGTAGACTACGTTGCCGTCGACAAGTGTATTGCCGCCAATCAGATCATCCTCATCCGTCTCGATGGAGATATTAACTCGCATTGCTTCGCGCTTCAATTTCGCGCAAACTTGCTCGACCATCATGGTCTTACCGTTGCCGGAGAGACCAGAGATGAAAGTGGGATAAAACATTTTCGACTTGATAATACGAATTAGGTCTTTGTGAAAACCGAATGGCACATAAGTACTGTCTGCAATTGGAATCAGATTATCAATAGTCACTGATAGTTTAGCCTGGGTTAAAACCCTCGCGGCCTCCGCCGGAAGGGCAGAAGTATTTTGTGATACGATTGTCACAATGGGTTTCTGCTTGGCAGTGGGTGGAGCATATGGTGCGGGCGCGCCCGAAACATCATATTGACCACGCGCTACAGCATAGTTGCCGACAATATAGCCGACCGCTGAACCCTGTTTAGCTAAACCGAGACCCTCGGCAACCACATTAATTTCTTTTCGTGTGAGTGTACTTCCAGCAGTATCAACTTCGCGCAGGGCACTCAACAATATATTCACATCACTCATAATCTGACCTCTCTCAAAAAGGATTGTTTAACTTATTTAACTTCTTACTCAATCTAGAATACTATTATCGCATACAAACGGGTAAATGTCAACCCTTTTTTTACGATAGTTTCATTTATTTTCATGTCTTAGGCAACCTTATCAATGAAGCGATTAAGAAACACTCGGCTGGCGCTGCGACCTTTAGCGAACTTCATAAATCCACGCTTTAGATCACCCTTGGAGTTGGACTTGACTTCCAGATCTGAAGTGTCGACCTCAAGCCCCTTGCCACCCATTATCATAAACATTGCATCGTATGCTGTTGCGCCGATAACTTCCATGAATCCCTCAGCTTTGAATATCTTATGGGCTGCAGTGAATCCTTCGTAGTCATATCGGTTAGTCGCTGTAAAGTATGCGTCACGGACATCAGAAGGTCTTCCAGAGACCAAATTGAAGCAGATCATGCGCGACCCAGTGGTATTTTTGTAGTGGGTCAGCAGAGCCAAGAAGTAATCTTGTGAAGAGATTCCGCAGCCCATTCTATATCCATGGCCGTATCTATCAGTGGTTACATACTTGGTAGAGACTGCGCCCTCCTTGATATATACTTCTGAAACTTTCTTGCCGTCGCGCTTGTATGTTATGTGATTGTAGTCGGTGCCCTCAAGAGGAGAAACATCTTCAACCATCAGGGCTTGATCAGTATTGTATCCGTCAGTCAGAATGATTGTGTTCAGAACTTCAATTCTGTTGCGCTCTTTGAATTTGTTCGCAACATCACGAGCAACTAAGATTGCAGAGGATAGAGGAGTAGCAGACAGGTGCATATAGCGGGGGATTGAACCTCGATCCTGCATGACAACCCCTGGCTCAGCTGGGTAGTTATATCCGCTTGCGTAACCCAACAGACTCTTAAATGATTTGGCGTACATTGGAGCAGACAACTCGGATGAGATTAATTGAAGCAAACGAAAAGAATCATCATCAATGAAAAACTCTCCATTTTTGAGACTCTGCGCTTCTTGTAAGGCTTTCCGTGGTTGACATCTCTCGGAATCTTGTGCATTACTGAATCCATAAACATCAAATGGTATACCAACTTTCTTACAGAAGGATACCTGAATCAATAACTGTTCAAGGACATTGGACATCTCGCGATGCATACTGCCTGACATATCGACTAGCATAAACATGCCGTGATTCTGACCATCTGGTGTGGTAGTAGTTGACAAGAAGAGATCATCCGACACCTTATATGCCCATAATTTCTTATCATTCAGTAAGCCGGTTTTGTTCTCGCGAGATTTCTTCAGTGAAGTTGCTTTGCGGCGCATTTCAAACTGCTGTACTAGTAGATTGATTGCAGACTTATTCCGATTCTGGAAGTTCTTGAACAGAGTGGATTCGATTTCAGCATTGCTTCCACTGGCAGCTTGTCTTGCATAGTATCCCGATTTTCCTTCATAATACTCAGGAACATAATTCCAAACTTCGTCAGCTTGCATAACAAACGCGGAAGAATCGATCTTAGGAAAGTTGCCGTTCAGAATTTCCAAATCGGACATTTCGACCAGATTTTCTTCATTATTTCGGAATGCAGTGTCAGTGAGTGACTCTGGTTCCGGGGTGCCTTCATCGATTTCATCAGATCCTGATTTGCTTTGATCTTGGCTGTCTGATTCAACATCATCCGCCTCGTCATCAGCATCTTCATCAGTCTCGCCGTCAGAACCCTGAGAATCTGCATTATCTTCTGCATCAGACTCTTCCGTTTCATCAGAATCTCCCATCGTGGAAGTCTCACCAGATTCGCTATCTTCATCACTGTAATCGTGTGCAGTATTATCAGTCAATTGATCTTGCATGGCTTTTTCGTCTTTACTGTACTCATATAAGTCAGTGGCAACCGAAACAACATCTTCCCATGTCTCACATAACTCGGTTCGATTGACTATATACATCTCAGTTTCATCAAACTTGATTCCAAGCATGTTTCCACACTTGAATCTGAGATTGATTCTATCAATTAGGGGAAGAGAATCTAGGTCACGTCCTTTTAGACCGAAGAAATCCTTGTCCATTAACTCTTTGTAACCTTTAGAAAAAGACTTTACAAGGCCCGGATATCGTAGTTTAACTTTCTTTTCGATTCGAGCGTCTTCAATAACATTAAGAAAAGACTTAAAGCCCTGACCCTTTTCGCACAAAGCATCGTGCCATCCCTCCAGAGGAGTTTCTAAACCGTGGCTGATTTCGTGTCCCACCAGCAAATCATAGAGATCCACCGACATTTCCTTCCACCTGGGAAGAATGACTTTTCGATTCTTAAGGTCAAACATCGCAGTAGAGACATTTTGATGTTCTACGCTAATGTCTTCAGTTGCCAACAACTTGGCTAGGATACTTTTTTGTGCTATTTGCATTGGGACAAACTCTCTTCTCTCATTTCAGAATACTATTATAGCAAGTATCTAATCAAAAGTCAAGCGATTTTGGTCGGTTTATGCAATTATTTTCGGTCTGTAATCCTCGGTTATTTGGCGGCTTTCTTTTTTAATTGTTTTTTCTTTGGTGCCTCGGCAACTTTCTTTTCTTCTTTGCGCTCTTTTTCAAGTATTATAGTCTTCTTTTTGAGTCTAGCGAAGACATCATCTGGTGCCAACCAGACATCTTTACCGTCTATCACCGCTTGGATCTCGGCTTTACTAAAGAAGTGTGCATAGATGTCGTGCATTAAGTTGCTGATCCAATCACTGTCGTGCAGTACCTGGGAAGCCATTTCATTGCCCTTACCCCACGCGGCACCAGAATATGTGTGCACCATAAACTGGCTGTGGCTTGATATCTCACACACATCTCCCTGTAGGAAGATCATGGTTGCAGCAGACATGCAGGCACCTTCAATCGAGGTGACAATAGTGGCAGATGTCTCCCTCATTGCGCGTATTAGTTGTATTGCGGTGTTGATTTGCCCACCATATGAATTGATGTGGATATAAATCACATCTTCTGCTGTTGCTGTTCGGAACAACTGATTCCATTCTATATAGTCATCTGGTCCTCTTATCTCATCATGTAGGTACAAGTCGTATGTCCGTGACATTGTACGCTCAAAAATCTTGGGATTAAGCAATGCATCTAATTTAAACTCGCTCATAGTATCGGGTAACCGCCTGTATTTTCTCGATTTGTTTATCAATGATAGCTGAACGATTCGGCCAGTGGATGTACTCTTTGTCGGGATTTTTCTTTAAGTTGGACAGGAGTGGAAGAATGAGGTCTTCTAAGTCCCTCAACTTACCTGATATATCTCCTTCCAATAAAGTCCGATGCTCTGTTAAAACACCAGCACTATCCATGTCCAAGATCCTGTTCTCGATGTCGTAAAGTTTTTTCATTACGTCATCAAGTGCGCCATCTGGAAGTTCGGCGGCGATTGGTGCTTGTGTGGTCGGCTGTGTCGACGGTATCTCTTCTACTGCGGTGAATCCAAAATCGAAATCAGACATTGTTCTTTACCTTATAATTCTGCGCTACGGCTCTGTTTGAATATCTCATATAACTCCTCTCTGTTTACCTAGTCTTTGGTTCTCCGATTGAATGCTTTTACTCTCTTATCCAACGACTTCATGGCTCTATCAAGTTTTAATCTAGATACGCGGTGCATGAAATTGTATCCCAACATATGATCGTATTCATGTAATGCGACTCGTGCGGCTAGACCAGTATACTTCTCGGTTTTTTCTTCTTGATTCTCATCGAAATATTTTAACGTACATTCAATGGGTCTCTTTATATTTAGACGTAGCCCAGGGACACTCAGACAGCCTTCTCGCATAACCTCGTGTTTATCACTAACTGAAATCAATTGAGGATTGAAACACACTCGGCTAAACTCTTCTCCGCTGGTTGGATTTCGTACACCTATTGACATGATTGCCATATCTAGTCCGACTTGATTTGCAGCTAGCCCCACGCCACCAAGTTCTATCATTTTGTTTGTTAGTTTAGTCGCCCATTTTTTAGCGTCTTCTTCTTCAAAGTTAAATGGCTCTGGTACCTTCTTCAGTATTGGAGTACCGATTGGTACCAAATTCATTTCATCACTCAAATGTTTCATATTATGTTTACCAAAAAGTTGTAGTGAATATCAGTTATGACATTACCGAATAGTTTTGTTTCTTTTCAAATTTAATGACACTCCGAAATTTATCAAACAGGATGTCTCCTTTATGGGAGATCACGAAAACATTCGCATCTTCTCCTATAGTGTTTAACAAAGACATGACATAATCTGTTCCGTTATTGTCCAATGAACTGTCGAACACCTCATCCAAAATGAGTAGATTTGTCGCGGCACTATTCTTCATCTTAGCGATAGTGCGCCAAGTGAATAGTAATGCCAAATCAATTCTCTGCTTCTCGCCTTCACTGAATGATGCATAACTAAACTTGTCTCTATGTCTAGATTTGATAGTCTCGTTGAACTTCTCATCCAAATCAAACTGAACAAAGAAGTCCATTGAGGCTAGGTACTTATTTACCAACGAGTTGATAGCAGGTAGATATTGGCGAATAATTCTAGTCTTGATGCCAGTGTCTTTCAGCAGTGATGCAGCCAGTTTTAAATAATGTCCCTCTTCATTCTTGACCGACTTATCATGTTCTTTTTCCACAACAACTTTCGCAAGTGCTTTCAGCTTATCTTTTTCTTCTGTGATGTCTGCGAGGTTTACCTTTGCATGTGATATCTCAGCATTCAGTTTTGTCTGATATTTCTGGTTGGTAATAATCTCGTTGTTTATATCTACCAGCTTCTCTGACAAATCAATAAATTTTTCTAGTGTGTCATTTAATTGGGTGAACTCACTTTCAATTTTTTGATTCGCGTCTTGTAGTTCACCAATTTTTCGTTGTCGTTCTGTTTTAATCCCTGATTTAAAGTCATGTGATATACCTTGCTTACATGTCGGGCAGTCATCATGACTCTCATAAAAATCCAACTCTTTTTTTACTTTTGTGATTTGGGTATTAAATTGGTCTCTGTATCCTTGGAGCTTTTTGATTCTCTCTTTAGGATTTCCCAGTTGATCCTTCTCGCTGCTTGCTGTCGTTGCCTGTTGCTCAAATTTCTTAATCGCATCCTCGATTGCATCTATCTGTTCTTGCATGTCCGCTATTTTAATTTCTTTATCGTTCTCCAGAGTTTGCACATACTTGTTCTGGAGAATGGCTTTGGACTTGCTTACTTCAACGTCGGTTTCGATGTCTCTTATCGTATCTTTCAGTTTATTTATTTTTTCTTTGAGTACGACATTCATCACGGTAAATATTTGGATGTCTAGAATGTCCTCGATGATCTCCCTTCGACTGCCAAGGGGCAACTGCATGAACGGCGTGAAAGAGGCACTGCCGAGTATGACAATCTGAGTAAATGATTTATAGTTCAGCTTCAGAATGGCTTCTTCAAGATACTTTTGCATATCTCTCAGTGCGGCATCTTGGTCTATCATCTTGCCGTTACAATAAATCTCAAAAAAGTTTGGTTTGATACCGCGCTTAATCTCATACTCGTTGGTGCCAACCGAGAAGGTAATCTCTACCTCTAGGGATTTACCGTTGACCGCGTTTACTAGCTGAGGCTTATTGATACTTCTGAACGGCTTATTAAACAAAACAAAACACAGCGCATCAAGCATGGTAGATTTGCCACTGCCATTATCGCCAACAATTAAGGTACTGGTACTACGGGTAAAATCAATCTCCGTGAACGCATTGCCCGTTGATAGTAGATTCTTCCATTTTAATGTTTTAAATGTAATCAAACTATTATGCCTCCGATTGAGCTTCTACATATAGTGTCCGTAGCACCGACTTCAATTTGTCTCGATCTAGGTCCGTTGCAACATTGTCCACATAATCATTGAGTAAGGTCATTGTGTCTTCTAGGTTCACCTCAACTTCACCAACTGCATCATCCTCAAACTCTGAGAAATCTTCGAGTATTTTAAGTTCAATCAAATTGCATTGGTACAAGTTGTC